TTACGATTGATTTTAATAAACCAAGTTTTGCCATTCGATAATTCCTACTTTCTTTTAAACTAGTTATCTATAACTAGTTTTAGTATTTAATTTCAACAATAATATAGCCTACCTGCTTTCTAAGAAAAATTAATATTTATAAGGGTTTGTGCTACCTTAGTGAAATGTTCCTTAATCTGAGAACTGGGCATATCCTTATAGTTATCCAATGATAACACATAACGTTTAACTACGGGGAAACTTGAAGTTTCTTTTTCAATCATAAAGTCTCCTATCATAACATTAAGAGGATTATCAAGTTCCTTAGAAGCTAATTCATACATTAACTTAGAGAATAAGTATTCTTTAGTATCTTCATCAGGGATATAACTATAGTCTGTTGGGTCTTCAACACTACTGAATATTTCATCATTAGCATCTCCACCAGCAGTCTCATGTAAAATACCTCGTGAACGTCTACTTAAATGAGTACCAATAACTCGTTTGCCTAGTTTCTTATAAATGTATCCTGGAAAGTCAATAGGTCCATTAATATCATATTCTAGCACTAAGCGAGTAAACTCTGTATCAATGTAGGCACGTAAGTCTTCTAGTCCTGCGGAGTCATAGATAAGGTCTGTTGGAGACCCTACCTCATTTAGGCTACCAAACTTATACATGTGTTTGGCAAAGATTGCGTTCCGTAATGGTTCATATTGAGACCATAGGGCTTCTACATCTCTATTTTTCAATATAACACCTCTGGTTCTGCAATGACTTGCATACTCTTATTAGAACTCTTACAAATTAAGTCTGAATAAAGGATTGTAGCAGGAATCTTAACGGTACCTAATTCTTCACTAAAATGTTCTGAGTGTCCTCTGGCATAATGTGCTCCTACATAGTCAATCGTAATAACCCGTACATCTGGTGAACGAGTATCTTGGTTGTCAATAAACAAGGGTGTCTTGTTTACTTTATAGTAAGCATATTTTTTAATGATTCGCTTTAAGGCTTCTTCGTTATTCATTCTTAACATCCTCTTCTTCGACTACTTTATTTTCTTTTGGGACTTTGGCATCCTTAGCCTTTTGTTTTTTAAGTTTAGCATAGTATTCTTTAATACCCTTCATATCTTCCCACTTAGTTACATCAATAGTTTCATTGTGTAAAGGTTTGAAGTCATCTGGGAAGTAACTTAAGAAGTTCTTTTGGAAGAGCTCCTTACGGATTTCTTTACCCTCTGGTGATTTAAGTAACTTCAAGAAGTCTTTTTCATATAAGTTAATCTCTTGACCAGCATTAGTAGTATACTTACGATAGCTACCACCTGTTGTAATAAATTTTAAGGCTTTAGCAGTTTCATAAATGTTATATTCATAGTCTACTCCATCACTAACAGGACCATAAGGGTCTTTATCATCTACAGGTAAACTTGCTAGGATATAAGCTTCTGCCTTTTGATGAGGACGAGATTGTTTAGATTTATCAGTAATCATACGTAGGATATGACCACCATAGGTTTTATCTTCGGTCTTATCTTTTACTTGAGCACCTTTTCGTAATTCAATACGTAGACCTTCTGCATGGTCTAAAGCTGCTCCGCCTGGACGAATATAATCTGATTGATACTTGTTCATCTTGTTTTGATTCATACGAACTTGATTAACAAAGATAAGTGCCATATTTAAGTCTGATAATTCATGAGACGTCTTTTGAACAACCTTAGTAATTGCAGCTGCATGACGACCACGAGCACCTTCCTCGCCATATTCTGTATTGGCTTGGGCTTCGGAAATAGTTCCACCAATTGAATCCCAGATAACTACTACAGGAGTGTTTTTTAATTCTGGTGTAGAGTAAGCTTCCATTAATTTTTTTAGGTATTCTCCAACACCTTCAACGGTTAAATCTTCCTTTGCTGGTTGAGATACGAAAGTCTTATCCGTATCAATTCCTAATTCTTGCATACGGTCACGGTCAGCAGTACCTTCGGTATCAATCCAGAAGACTGTAACACCCAGATGATTAAGAACCTTGGTGACTTCCATAACAAAGGTACTCTTACCAACTTGTTCAGGGGCAAAGATTTCAGTTATTCGGTTAAAGGCAATCCCCCCACCTAAAATGTAATCGTATTGGGGAATAAATGTTGGTACCATGTCTTTAATATGATTATAATTACTATCATTTACCTTTGCAAAACCTAAGTCCTTTGCAAGGTCTACTACACTTTGTTTTTCACTAGGGTCTACTTTTTTACCTCTGGTTGCCATATATGCTTTACCGCCTTTTTTAGTATACACAAAAAGGTTAAGCAAATGCTTAACCTTTAATAATTAACTCTATATAACTATTATAACATACGTACCTCTTGAAACCTCACAGTAGACACTTTACCTTTTAGAAGGGTAGGTCATCTTCCGTAATATCTACACCAATGTTAGAAGTAGCTTCAAAGGGGTCTGCAGGCATAGTATTACTTGCTACTGGAGCTTGTGGTTGTACTTGTTGAACCTGAGGGGCTACTTGACTTTGAGGTTGTTGTGCTTGAGGTTGTGCTTTTTGAGTAGCCGTTGTGAACCCTAAGTCAGCAGGTGAAGGAGCTTGTCCTTGTCCTAATGGTTGAGTTGACACTGGAGGTACTGGAGCTTGTGTTACAGGTGCTTGTGGTTGTAGTTGTGGTTGTGTCTGGGGTTGAGCCATAGTAGGTACTCCTTGTACAGAGGCAACTGGTTGTGTAAATTGTGAAGCAGGAGCTTGTTGAACAGGAGCTACTGGAACTTGTCCTTGTGGTTGTTGGTTAGCCCATGGATTAGCTTGAACTTGAGGTTGTGCTTGAGGTTGTGCTTGTGCTTGATTAGCAGGATTAGTAAATCCTAATAATTCATCTTGATAAGCAATAGCCCATTCAACAACTTTTGGTTTGTATTGATATGAAGGAGTAGCTTGATAAGCTAAATCTTCCAATAAAGTTTCCCAACCTTGTTGTAAAGGTGCTAACATTTGACTTTGTAGAAGTTCAACATGCGATTCAAAAATATTGTTACTTAGATTAACGCTTCCACCAAAGTGAACAGGATAAGCTATTTGAGGACTAATGAAGCTCCAGTCGTCAGTTTGAGTAACTCCATATTGTTGAGCAATTTGAGAGTAGAATTGACTAGATGTAGGGTTATTAATTGTGTTAGTCAATAGTCCTTCTAGTTGTTTAAATTGAGTATAAGATAAGTTCAACAACATAACTTTATATTGACCAGCTTCATCTGTTTCTTCAACAAGTTGTCCGTTTTGTTGGACCAAAGGAATGACATTCAAAAGGAAACGAGTCTTAAAACCTTGTCCTTTTTCGCCACCCAATTTGTTGTATCGACTAACTACTCGGTTTCCCCAACGGTTCATTGCTACTTTCAATGGGTCATTAGGGTCATTTTGAGCAGATGATACAAGGATAGAGTCATTTGTTGAACCATTTTTAGAAGGCGTTGAAATACCTACTTGAGAGAAGTCTTGTGAAAATGAACTTTCTCCCCATGGTAAAATTCGTGCATAAAAGTCTTGTGAAGATGATTTTCCGCTCCCTAAACGTAATTGACCATTCTTCAATGCTTGATAAGGTTCTACAATAGTATCATTGCTTCCTGAACCTTCTCCTGAATCTGGATAGTTGTTTTTAAATTGTGATAGTGCTTCTGATAATCCCATATTGGTGCTCCCTTTCTTTGTACAAATTTGTTTATATTATAAGTATACAACATAGTTCTATTAATGTAAAGACTTTTTATTAATTTCCTACAGAATTTAATTTACGCTTTTCAGCCCCATACTGAATTAGCATATCCTTACGTTGTTCAAAGCCTCTAACTAGGTATTGAAGTTGCATTGTAAGACGTTTAGCATCTATACAAGCTTCCTTTTGTACCTGATAAGGTTCTGATAAAACTACTAATGCTTCAATAGCATCCTTTGTAGGACGACTACCTTTACCACTTAACTCCTCAAAAGCAACGGTATATTGTTCCGCATGAACTTTATCTAGTAAGTTGTTTTGACTTTCTTCTTGTTCCTTACAGATTGAATATACATAAGCCCAGTAAACATAAGTAGCCGATTGGTCTGTGAAAGCACCTTCATAGTTATTTTCATTAAATGAAAGTAAATCAGATACCTTGTAAGACTTAGACTCCCCATTCATGTCTACAATCTTTACTGTGTCAAAATCTAGACTACCAACTTTGATTATTTGTTCTCCACTCATAATAATCTCCTAATCTTTAACTTTCTTGATATTCTTTCTTCTTACTTTCCATAGTAGCTACAGCTTCATTATATAACTTTTCATTCTCTTCTTTGTCTTCACTAAAGGTACCAGATTCAAATTGGTGATTTAACTTCTCTAGACCATAGAAGTAGTTACAGTAACCTTGAGCACTCTTGAAAGTAATAAACTCGTCTTTATCGAAGTCTACCATGTCATTGTAATTAAGACCAATAGCATTTTCAGCTTTAATAGGATAACGTACCTTTTTACCGTCTTTTTCAATAAATAACCAGTCAAATGGCAAGTTTTCCATAATATACTTAGCATATTCTCCTGCAACTAAAGCTTCATCATTAGGAGCATCAACTACAATTGAATCATGAACAGTAATAACTGCTCGTGAACGCATGTTGTGTTCTAAGAAGTACTTGTTTACATAGAAGACTGCATTATTAGTTAAGAAGGCACCTGTACCTTGTACAATGGTATTAACAGACTGTCTAAGAGCTTTAGTAGCCTGTCCCTTGTTAGTAGACCAGGCACTACGTAACCAACGTCTAAAGCCTGGTAAGGTAGCTACATACCCATGGTTCTGAACAAACGTATGAGACTCTTCAATGAACTTCTTCATAGCAGGTTTAGCTTCCATATAAGAATTTTCAAAGGCTTCTGCCTCTTCCTTAGTTTGTCCTGTTTGCTTAGCAATTGAAGTAGAACCTCGTCCATAAATTATCAGTTTATTAATTAGTTTCCTAATTAGATACCCCCACTTTCGTGGTATTTAAAGGGCTTAGATTATATCTTTTTCCTATAGTTTGGCATAGGATCCTCTGTGTTATTTCCCCGAAGGGTTCTCTTATACTCTTCTCAATATATCCGTTTATATATCTATGAGTAAATTTAATCGTTAGACCTCTCATGAACTTATTAGTTCAATAATTGGTACGGGATTAGCATTATCCTTCTCAGGACTTAGCCTTCCTTATCGGAGCGCTTCGGAATTAACCTTATTACTCCTGCCCGTTTAGCAGAGTTAAGCGACTAGAATTGCTTCTAGAAGTGGCATATTTGTTTACCAAAATTTAAGGACTTAGCTTGTTGACGTTGTTCTTTAGTTACTTCTTCTTCTGGGATACCCATTGCTTCCGCAGCAGTTGCTTGATGAATATCTCCTCCTGTGATAAAGGTATGATACATTCCTTCGTCACCACTAATTAAACCAGCGACACGCATTTCTAGGTTACTATAATCAATATTATATAGGACACCATCATCGAACTGTGAGATAAATTCTCGCTTGATAGGGTACTGATAGTCAAAGCGATTAACATCTGTGGTAGCATGAGGTAACTGTTGTAAGTTTGGATTAGAAGCAGACAATCGAGAGGTACTTGTTCCTGTTTCAGAGAAGCTACCATGAGACCGTCCGTCCTTATTAGACAAGTGTTGTTCTAGTTTATCTGTAAAGTCACTCTTTAAGGTCTTTACCTTAGCTAGTTCAATGATTAGTTCTGCAAACTCTTGTTGCTCTGGTTTACCATTTTCAGCAATGTAAGCAATAGTTGTCTTAGCACTTAATGAGTAATCATTCCATTGCACCTGGGAAGCTACATCTAATCGTTTCCATGCAGACTCTGAGAAGTAATCTTGTTCAAAAGGAACCTTAGACTTAAGTACCTTAAAGAGTGCATAGCCAATATCAGATGGTTTACTACTAAAGGACACATCATCTTTGTACTTATTACGTAACTTAACAACAACTTCATCACGATAGCCTTTTTCTTTAAGTTCTTGTGGGAACTCTTGAGTTTTACTATCCCAGTTATTATAGATACTATCTAGACGTTTAAGTTCTTCTTGTTCCTCTGGAGACAACTTAGCGGTAGCTTTTAGTTTAGGTTCCCCATTTTCATTGAAAGCAATACGATACTTAGGCTTCTTGAATTCTCGTAAACCTTTTTCAAGTTCCTTTTGCTTAAAGGCAATAGTTGCTTGACCTGCTTTAGTGTTACCTAGTTGTTCAATCAAGTTATCATATTGACTAGCATACTTATCCTTTAAGAAGTCCATATACTTATGGTCAATTGAGATACCATAATGTTGAATCAATACTAGTCCCATTACAATGTTAGGATATGTTTCTAACCATAACTTAATGATTTTATGTTCTGGGTCATCTTCATCATGTAACATAAAACTCTTCAACCATTGAGTACAACGGAAAGTTGCTACAGCATCACCAGTATCATAAGGTGTCATAATTGATAATGGAATCCAGTCATAATTGAAGTCTCCACCGTCTACTTCATTGACTAAACGGTCACTTCTATTAGCATTAACTTGTGGAACAATAATAGCTTTAAGTACCTTTTCTTGTATCTCCTGCATATTAAACTTATAAGAGTCAATTAAGGACATATCTACTGTTTTCATAATAGTAGATATGTCAGAATCTTCTAATTGAGTTTCATTAACTAGGTCTTCTTTTTTAACCTTATAGTATTCATCATCTTTACTTAGGTTAGCTTGTAGAGTACTTATCTTCTCTTTTAAGACCTTGTAAGTAGTCTTGGTTAACTTGTTAGTTACCCATGACTTAAAGTCCTCTAAGGGGTCGTCATAGCCTCCTAGGTTAGTTAACTCTTTAGCCAGGTCTGTCAATCGTAGAGAACTTTTAACATCCTGATTAATTGCTAGGTAATATCCAACCTTAGAATCAATCACATGGTTTAATTTATAATCAAATTGAGGAATAGTACCTAACAAGATACTTAAATCAAAACGAGAGTTGTGCATAACCTTAAAGTTATCACTATGGAAAATTTCATAGACCTTATTAGCTAAGTTATTGCGTTGTTCTTCTGTCCAACCTTTAAAGTCTCGATGATAGAAAGGTAACTCATAACCAACATTAGGGTCAAAGGCGAATGTAAAGACTAATACTTTAGCACCTTTAGTTGAATGCTCTAGAGTATTTGTTTCAGTATCCCAAGAACTTAATGGAGCATTTAAAGCCTTATCTAAGACTTCCATAGCGGTGTCGTAGTCTTCTAATCGAATACTCTTATAAGAACCAATATCAAATGCTGATAGTCCTTTATCTAAGTAGTTACGTAGAAAGGCTAGACCATTGTTCCGACTAAAGGAAACATTAGGGTCCATATTAACACGTTCTTGTGATTGTAATGGTAGTAACCATTTAGTTGTGCCATTTAATTCAACTTGTGATGGTGAAGCATAATTAACTTTTTTAGCTCGGTCTCCTGCAAGTGCTTGAATACCGAAGGGCCCTGTTGGAATGATTAATTCTAATTCATGGTCATTTTCGACTAGTTCTTTAATACGAGTATAATAAGGTTTCATAGCTTTACCTTTAGCCAATGGCTTGTTGTAAGCTAGAATATTGCCTCGATAGTCTCTAGTCTTAACAGGTGGAATATCAGTATATACATAATTAAATGTATAATTAATGTTTTCCTTTAAACCTAATTTTGATAGAACTCGTTTAAATTCCTGCCCCGTACTAGATTTACCAAAGTCTAACTGTGGTTTACCTGTTGAATCTTTAATGAAATAGTCTTCTCTTAAGTAGTCGACTAAGATTAATATTTTCATTTATAATACCTCCAGTAGTTATGGTAACATAAAAAGCCTACCTTTGGCAAGTAGACTTTAAAAATAATTAAATAAACTAAATGTCGAGTTCTAAGGATAGGACTTCCTTAAGAGTAATCTTATGACGACCTTCCAAAATACGACCCTGGTCACAGTCTCGGTAGTAATCCAATAAAGTCTTTTCAGCTTCATTATCTACTTCAATTTGCACACCCATTCCCCATACAGATACAGCATGTTGTAGTACCTTGAAACAACGGAATTTATCTTGAGAGTTCATTTCATATTCCTTTGTGGTCTTGTTAGGAACATAGTGCTTTTGTAGACCTTTATTCAGGTAAGTACTCTTAGGTAATGTTGGGAAACTGAGGATTAATTGGTCTACCTTTGCATGTACCTTATAAAGTTCAAATAATAGGTGCCATACATTTACCTTAGGTAACTCAATGTTCAATTTAATATTAACTTCGGCAGACTTAAAGGCTACTGGAGCATCTTCAATAATATCTGTTACGTCACCTTGTGGAGACCAGATATAAACAACGGTACCATTAGTAAACTGATTGAAGAGGTCTAACACTTCTGCAGGAACTCGTGTCTTTGTATAATAATAAACATGAGCAACACGGGGACACATTTTAGACAATAGCTTAACTTCATCTAATTTATCCCAAGCATTGATTTCATAAATTTCACTACTGTGTTCTAGTTTACTTGTAATAGTATCAGCAGGTGTACTAAAATCTGCTAACAACTTATTAAAGTTACCTTTAGTAACCTTAACTCGCATTTTAAAGTTCTTAGTTTCTACTAAAGTTAAGTTATACTTGTGTGTTGTATTATACATTACGGGTCTCTTAATCTTTGGCATTTTCTTCCACCGCCTTAGTCCGCCATTTATTAATTTCTTTAATATTGAAGTTGGTCCACTCAGCTACTAACTCATCGTCACGATAGATTCTAACTAATGGAGCAGAGGTTAATCCTTGTTCGTCCATATAATTAATGATATCTTCGCTACCTTCTACATCTCGACCAATTAAAACTTGTTCAATGTTCATTGGTGCTAATCGCATAGCTGTTAATTTACATTTTTGACAGTTTTTAGTATGATAAACAATTCCGTATAACACTCTACTTACCCTCCGTATATAGATTAGGTAAATCGAGCATACGCAACAATTCGTTTACCAACTTCTCATATTCTTTTTTATTATCTTCGTATGTAATAGTAAGTCCGTATTTTAAGAACTCTGCATATACAGGCTTACTAATGTTTTCAATAGGTTTACCTAAACGATTAGCGTTATTTTCATAATTACTAATCAAGAACTTATAAAGGTCAACCAAGGGAATTACATCAGGCGTATCAGAAGCTTTTAGGTACTCTTGTCTAGGCAATACATATAAGGATAACAACAACGAACCTACTATGTTAACCATATTCTGAAAGAGTATCTTGTCGCTTCTGTCTTTAATAGATTGGGTATCTACTAATGCCTTATTAGTTTCTTTATATAACTCCCAAGGTTCAAGGGTTTCAGGAAGACTCTCTAGATATTCTTGTACTTTATATCGTTCCAAGAAAGGTAACGCGTAGGGAATAGCTTTAATGAAGTCAGAATAATAATCAGTCAATTTAGAATAACTCTTCAAGAGATACTTCCTCCTTTTGTTCTTTATTAGAATCTTTGTTAATAGCACTAGCTGTTTTAACTAAAGTATCCCAGTCGTCCCAGGATTTTAGTAGAGGGTCTTGCCATTTGGCAATGTAGTCCTCTAAGGTAAACTTCTCAAAGAATTTGTCTATGTCTACTAACATAGTCTTAGAACATCTAATGTTGTCCTCTAAGTCATAATAAAGTAAATCTTTAAAGATAACATAAGAGTCCTTAGATAGTTCCATAGCTAGTTCATATTGAGCAGGTATCACTAGATAACTAGGAGTTCTTAATCCTGCATAAACTAACGTAGGGATACTTCCTGAGGCATGAGCTTCTCGGATAGTCTGTGACCACCAAAGTTCATGTTTCTCATTTAATCGGAAGTTACCTTGACCATAAGCATAATGATTAATAGTAGCACTATCATATCGTTTACACTCAATCAAGGTATGCCACCCTTCCACATTAGTAGTCATTACGTCCCCATAAACATCAGGAGACCAGTGGAGAGAACCAGAAGCAGGTGTAGAATGAAAGTCAGCATGAGACCAGTCAGAAAACTTATGTGCTATCTTATTTTGATAAGCAAAGCCCTTAGCATGTGCATCATGACCAATTTTCACTCTAGATTGCATTAACTATTCCTCTTATTCTTTATCCTTTTTTTGCTTCTTCGTTAGCCTTTACTTGTTCATCCATTGCATCTGATACCGCTTTGTAAGCATCTTCATAACGTTTGATAGACTTTTTAATAAGGTCTTTATCTTCGTTTTTGATAACATCAAGTTTTGAAATATCTTCGGCAATATATTGAAGAATTGTAATGTCTTGAGTAGCTTGATTAATTGCACGTTCTAACATCATGTTTAGACCTGTGAATAAATCAAAAACGTCTCCTAAATCTACTTTTGAAGTACGTAGCAAGGCGTAGGCATCTTGATTATCTTCATTAACACCATCTTTGATAATTTGGAAGAATTTGTTAATATCATCCTTAGTTGTATCTTTTACCGTCTTAGCTGTATCTTTTGTAGTCTTACTTGACATTGTTATGATCTCCTTCTAGAAAGTTTTCAATTGATTCATCTGTTTGCTTATCCAATTTAAGGATAGCATTAAGTTGTTCTTTGGTAATAACTTGATACTTATCTAAAACATTAACAAGATTTTCATGTTTAAGGTCTGCACGCTTTTCAGAACCTTTTTGTAACATGGATAAGTTATAGATAATATAACTTACTACTTCTTCTAAGTCATTATAGGTAAGTGCAGTGTTCCCTAGACGTTCCCGAATGTCTGTTTCAACTTCAGGTTTATCGTCTAATTCAGCGTTCTTGATATCTTCAATGAAGCTAATAATTTCTGACAATATGAATCCCCTCTCTTTATTGCTATATATCTATTATATCATACATACCTTCTGAAACCTTTTTAATGACACCTTAGATAACAAAAAAGGACTAAGAGTTAACTTAGTCCAAAGTCTAGTGCTGACATTCTATTGTATTTAATCTTACGGTTCTTGATAACTTCATAGATACCTTGCTTACCTAATGAGTTAGCATCCTTATTAGTAGGATTATTAATCATGTAAACTTCTGGGTGCTTTACACTAATACGTCTAGCTAGTTCTATAAGTATTTTCTTAGCATCCATATCAAGTAATACCATAATTGGTGTCTCTTGACTTACACTATTAACAATTTGGTCAATCTGATTATCTGTAACCATTTTACCAAAGGTAGCTACAGCAGGTTGTCCTAGTGTAATTGCATCGGGAACTCCTTCAACAATAATTACATAAGGACACTTGCTTGCTTGGTTAAGATTAAAGACTGTATTGTTCTTAGAATGGTGACCTTCTATTTCTGGAGCATTCTTTGCTTTGACCTTTGAAGGTACAATTGAACGAGTGTTCCAATAGATAGGTTTACCATTAAGGTCATAAGTAATAAATACTAATGACTTGTATACAGTAATGATTGTTTCCCCTTCATGTTCAATCTTAGTATAAGGACAATAACGAATATTATAATTCTTAATGTCTTCTGGAGTGAACCCTCGATTGATACAATACTGAATATAAGGGAAAGCTTCTGAATTATTCCAGTTATCAACTAAACTTTTAAAGTCTGGTGAGAATAACGTAGGTTCTAATCGAATATCTTCTTTATGAACTTCATTATGGTTAATTGTGGTTAACTCCCCTAAGGAACTATCTAAAGCAATTAGTAAGTTCTCTTGTGGAGTAACTTCATTGTTATACTTAAAGTCCCCAATAACCACGGAGTAATCCATGGCAATATCAGTGGCTTGTTTGTAAGTAATATGTTGTAGTCGCATAATGAAACCTGCGAAGTTTCCATGTTGACCACAATGTTTACATTCCCATAGTCCATAGCGAGGACTACTGGAGTCTGTATGAATATATAATTTATGATTACTTTCTTCACAAAAAGGACAGTTGTATCTAGTTTCCCCAGAAGAGGTATCCATTTCACTTCCTAATTGTTCATCAAAGTATTCTTTAATCATAGTTAATCCTAGCTTTCGTATGCTCTAGCAATCTTACGACATTCTTGGAACATATTGTACATTGTTTGGTATGTTTCTAAGAAGTGTTTATCTTCGGTACTCATTTCAATTTGAGAGAACTTTTCAGAATAACGTTTAGGTTCCATAGGCATTTTCTTAGGGTCCAACTTAGGGTTCTTAATTAATTGATATAATAGAGTAATACCTTCATAGTTATAGAACTTAGGTAGTTTACTACCTAGTTCATTATCTGAATAATACTTACTTAACAATACTTCAATTTCATCTAGCACTCGTTGTAAGTCATGTTGTACATCTTCTGATGAGTAAGTTCCTGGTTCACGGAAGAAAGTTGATTGATAAGTATCTAACAATTGAGTTAGATATAAGTTACCTTTAGCAATCTCTTCAATTTTCCAATCCTTAATCACAGGAGCGTTACGCATGTTAGTCCATCCTGTATTAGATACATAAGGATTAACACTATCTGTTACTTTTTTACGACACACATAGATTTTATTTTTAGAAGCATTGTATTTTAAATCGAGACTATAGTTAAGGGGAAACCATTGTGCAAGGGTACTCGGATTGAACTGTAGAATCTTTACATTGCCTTTACGATATTCTACAGTTAAAATACCATTGACAATCCCTTTTTCATTTTTATAATAACTTGTTTTCATTTTTAGTTAGCTCCCGTATTACACTTATTTAATATACTAAGTATATACCTATATCTATAGAAATGCAAGCACTATTCGTTAACCTTAGAATTTCCGTCTGTATCCTTTGATACAATAAGACTGTTACTAAACATTGACTTCAAGTTATCATTATGTGAAATAACAAAGATACTACTTACATCAGCTTGTTCTTTATTAAGTAACTCTAAGACGTGTTCCATACCTACCGCATCTAAACCATCGAAACATTCGTCATAGATAGCTAAGTTAAATGCTGATTGGCCTCGACTAATAATTAAATCACGGATAGCGAAACTGATTGATAGGTCAACTCGTTTACGTTCTCCTGTAGAAGCTCCCTTGTAAGGTAACTTCTTATCATAGTTATCAAATAGTTCAATAGAGAATTTATCTTTTAACTCACCCGTCTTAGTTTCCGTTTGAGTATTTAGTTCCATACGCATAGTGTTACCTGTTAAAGCAGATAGGTATGTGTTAGCTTGTTGGTTCAAGTAAGGTGTGATTGATTGTAACACATAAGCACGAACTCCTGTATTAGAGAATACCTTCTTAGCAACCTTAGTAAGAACTTCAACTTTATCTTCTAGGCCTACTAAGGTCTTATTAGTTTCTTCGTTAACCTTAGTCTGTTTATCAATCTCTGCTTGCCAATCTGTAAAGGTATCTAATTTACTTTTAGTATTGTTTAGATTGTTTTTTACTTGATTAATCATATTTTCTTCTTGGTTTAGCTTATTATTTAAGCTATTAATGTTATTAATTGAAGTATTATACTGATTAGTTAAAGTAGAAACATCCGAAATTTTAGCAGATGATTGTTGATATATAACTGTATATTTATTAAAGTCTTCAGTTAACTTAGTAAGTTGTTGTTCGTCAACCTTTAATTGACTAGCTTGTTCCTTACCTTGTTTAGCTAAGGTATCTAATTCTTGTTGACGGTGTTCTTCATTCAAGGGAGCACCACATACAGGGCATACTTGACTAGTTTGTTGAACCTTATAAGACTCCCTTAACTTATCAAGGTTACTCTTATTATAACGAATAGTGGTCTCTAAGGTTGCCTTGGCTTGTGATACTGCGTTAACCATATTGTTAGCTAATTGAACTGCTTCTTGTTGACTCTTAAAACCATCTAGTTGTTCTTTGTAAGAAGCTTGTAAGACTACTTCTTTATTAATAGTATCTTCATAAGAAACCTTATTAACTTTGTGAGTATCTTCAAGTTGTTTTAATTGAGCTTCTAAGGTAGCAATTTCATTAGTTACTTGTTCCTTTTGAGTAACAGCCTGTTGTTGACGACTATTAAAGTTCGCAATAGACTGTAGCCCCATTTGTTGAGCAGATTTAGTTATCTCTAGTTCTGTTTGAGTACTCTTAAGTCTATCTAAAGCTACATCATGAGCCTTTTCGTAAATCTGAATATTAGCAATGTTTTCAAGAATCTTCTTCTTTTCACCATCGCTAGCATCTGCAAACAAAGGAACACCATCTGTTTTACCTACATGGATACCTGTTACATAAGTTATATAGTCAATACCTATGATACTTTCAATGTGAGCTTCTGTTTTAGCTGTAGTAGCCTCTGTAATGTCCCTATCATCTGCAAATAGTAATACACGGTTCTTATTAGTAGTATCTTTACGATAACGTTCTACACGATATTCTGTACCACTTTCTGTATCCTTAAGAGTTAACTTAACATAACAGTCTTTTTTAAAGTTACGGTTAATAACATCATCAGCCTTTAGACCATTTAATGTCTTACCATATAACGCAAAAGGAATACCCGATAATAAGGTACTCTTTCCCGAACCATTGCTTTGAAAGCCTTCTGCTAAGTTATTCTCTCCCGTTACCATAACAATACCACGATTATCTAATTCTAGTTTAGAATCTAAAAATGATAGGTATTTATGTAATTCTAGTTTCTTAAGTTGTATCATCTCATTCTACCCCTTTAACGCTTCGTTTAAGCAACTTAAAGACTCTTCTAGTATAGTTGGGTCTACTTCCTCAACATAAGCCTTAACAGCCTGTTTTGGGCTATCCATGCGATCACTATCAATATGAACTTCCTTGGTCTCATCAGATAGCTTAGTAAATCGTAAATGTTCCCTTAATGAATCATCTAAAGTTGTTACACTCTTTTGTAAGGTAGCATTACCTTCAAGCTTAACATAGTTACCATCATCTAAGTTCTTCTTAGCTTCTTCTAAGGTAGTTGCAGTAACAAACTTAGGAGCTGTAGAAGGTACAAATTGAAAGTCTAAGTTATGTGGAGTATTAGGAGATACAGATAGAATATCATATCCCTTTTCTGTTCCAGCATCCGAGAAAGAGTTTTCAATCGTAGAACCACCATAGCTTACGTTCTCTGCTAGGTTTTGACGAGCATGGTAATGACCTAAGTATACTTGGTCAAAGGCTTCTGGGTGCATATCATCAACGGTAAAAGGCCCTTCAATCTTACGATTACCAACACCAAAGGAACCATCTACACCTAAATGACCTACTAAGATATTACAGAAGTTACTATCTAGTCCTTGTGCCCATTTATTAATAGTTTCTTTCATTAATTTATTATCGTTACTATAAGGTAACATGTATAAGCGAACACAACCATATTCAATGACGTCTGGTGTAGATACTACTTGAGCATTAGGTAGGTTTGTAAAGAGGTCGATACTCGAAGGACTTCCCATAGACTCATTAATGCTATCATGGTTTCCTCGTAAGAATACCTTTTTCATATCATGAGCCATTTGACTAGAACTAGAGAAATCGTTAAGAACTCCATGTCTTATTAAAGGTGTTAATATCTACCTTAGTTCGTTCATGAAACATATCCCCAGCAAAGACTACCATAGCATTCTCTTCAAGAGCACGGTCATAGATACCTTTTAAAGTATCAATCTGAATCTTGAAACGGTCCGTAGTGTAATCTGAACCATCTGCTTTGGCAAAGTCTGTAAACTGAGAGTTCATGTGAATATCTGTATAGAAAATAATTTTAGTAATATCGGGGTTCATAGATTATAGTTTCCTTTCATTAGTTTACTTTCATACTATCTGGTACTCCATTACGTAAGTCTTCTAATTCACTACTTGTCTTATTATAAGCTTGTGGTTTAGTTCCCTTAGTATTTAATGAACTTAGTAGGTTGTCATGAGCATCAGACTCTTCTTGAGTTTGTGTCTTAATACGAACCGACTTAGTATCAACTGAGAACTTCAACATAGAATTAAGTTCAGGATTACTTACGTTAACTGTTGGTCTATTACGAGACTTGTCAACGTACATTCTCATGAATCCTGCGGAGAACTCTTCTGGTAATTGGTTAAGAGTAGCACAAAATTCTACCGAGTTAATCTTTTGTTTAGAACCTTCAATAGCACGCGCGGTTTTAATCTCACTACCATAAGCATCACGGTTAGTTTGAGAAACTACCCAAAGGATAACATGGTGACGATTAGCAATAGCACGAAGTTCGTGATACAACTTACCCATAGCAGTAAATTCATTAGTGTTACCTTTTTCAAAGGTGTTGTCTAATAGTTCAGGATAATCAAGGATAACTACGTCAGGATACTTACCATCCTTATGAAGAACTTCTGTAAGCACCTTTTCAATGTCCTTAGGAGATAGTTGGTAAGGTTCCTTAACCCATAAACGAACATCTCCAGAGGTCTTTTCAGCCCATGCTTTTTCCATTCGTTTAGACATGCTAAGTAAACGGTCACGGTTAAGTTCTGGACGTCCATCTTTATTATCATCATAGTAGTAATGACGGTTCTTTTCACTTAACATAGAAAGTAACTTGTTTTCCATACGAGACATACGTTCTTCTAGGGCGAAGTAAAGTACATTTTTACCATTACGAGAATAGTTAGTTGCTAAGTTCATTAAGATAGTTGTCTTACCAGTACCAGAAGGAGCAATAATCATTCCCATTTCACCAGGAGCTAGTCCTCCATCGGTTACTTCATCAAGATTATCCCAACCAGTAGATACAACGTCCGCATAAGCTTCGTCTGCTAAGTCTAAACGTCTTTGTTCATCTTCTTCATTGAAAAGACTTAAAGTTTCCCCTAGGTCGTTATTAGAAGTAATATGAGCAATCTCACTAATATCTTCTGCAAGTTTGTCTAGTTTATCTGTATCACTTGATTCACTAGCAATGAACTTCTTAATACGCTTTACAGTTAACTGATTAAGTAACCACTTAGAAGTTTCTGCTTCGAGTAACTTACTTGAACTATAATTGTCCTGTACAGATAAATGAGCAATGTCATTAATATCTTGTGCTAAAGCTAAGTAACCTTCATCAGTATACTTATGTTGATTCTTTAAATCAGTACTAATAGACATCTTGAGTTCATTGGCACTAATCTCACTATCATGTTCTCGATAGTAACCAATAATATACTTAGCTAAGCCTAAAGATTTCCCAAAGTATTCATCAGAGAGAGGTACTTGTGAGAATCCGCCTTTACCATATTTTACATCTACCATTGCACGGTAGAATACTTGTTTTAATTGTTCTTCCAAAGGTAATGACCTTCCTTATCAATTGCTATATCTAGTTTCTTAAGTTCTTTATAGTTACTTAGGTATCCTAAATACGCTCCAACACTTGTGATTTTATGTCTTGACTTATAGTCTAACTCTTTTAAATCAAGACCTCTTAGATATTTTTGAAAATCTTGTAAGTTTTGATAATTATAGTCTAACATATTACAAACATACTTTTCAACCGTTTTAGAAGAATACTTTAAATTTAATTCCCAAAGAGCATTAATATTGTCCCAGTCTTCTTCTTGATATGTTTGATTTAAGTAACTCTTAACTCGTTTTAATAAATTGTTATCACTAACTCTATTTTCATATAAGTAAGTATAGGCATTAATAGTAGGAGAATCTGTTCCTATATATTGAACAGGTAAGCTACGTTGACTAGTATCTGATGAGATTAAATAGGTCCACGCATTAAGTACCTTATCATCGAGGAGCTTAGTTAGGTCAGGACAAGATACCCTCTTGTACTTAGTGTACAAACTATAGCAACTAAAGAGAGCAGAGAAGTACTTACGAGGGTCTTTATCTTTAATAACAAACCCTACCTGTGCAAAGTACTTATAAGTGTTCTCATCAATGTCTAAAATGTTCCCAATAGAAAAACGCTTACCTGTGGAAAGATAAACGTATTCTTCATATAGCTTAATTAAGGCATAAGTCTTAATGTCCTTCTTAGCTTCCCAAACTTCAATCTCTTTGGTCTCACTAGTGGACTTTGTAGCTTCTATTAAATTGTTATATTGTTTTGCGTATGCCATGATTAGTCTTAACCTTTAACTGTCCAGTTATCTATAGATCAAGTTCCTTTAAGACGGTTACAGGGAATTCTTGTTCACTATAGATACTCAAACGTTCCTTAGTATGCTTTTTAAGGTATTCGTTTCCTTGGTCGTCAAAGTCAAAAATCATAGCACGATTACCCCCGTAGTCTTTCTTACGTAATACTCGTCCTATTCGTTGAACAACTTCACGGAAACTCTTACCACCTGCAGCTAATACTAACACGTCTAATCCAGAAATGTCAACCCCTTCATCAAAAATAGAGGTAGCAATTACAGCCTTAACTTCACCATTACGGATTTTCTCGGTCATTTCCTTACGGTATTCCATGTCTTGTGACCCATTAAGGAACACGTTTTCTACCCCTAGGGTAGCTAATTGTTCTGATAACATTTCCCCATGCTCAGCATACTTAACGATGATTAAGGTAGTCTTACCAGAGTCATAGGCACGTTTAGTGATAAAGTCTATACAATTGTTTCGGTGTTCATTCTCTACAATACCATAGCGATAAATTTGGTCCCAACGAGGTTTAGCTTGTTTGTGTCCTTTAAAGTCTACATAAGCTTCTGGGGGTAACTCAATCTTCTTAGTTTGAGGCATAATGAAGATATCTGGTTTAGCTAGAATACCATTATCTGATAACTCCTTAGTTGCTTGCTTAACAATAATGTCACCATAGAGTGCTTGAAGTCTCATCCAGAGAACATCATCTTTAGTATTAACCGTTCCTGATAGTCCAATATGATAAATAGCATTAGAACATCTAAGTAAGGCATTGTACCATGTGTCAGAACGAGAATGGTGACAATTATGATTAATAATACCATCAGCAACAAATAAGTGAGTCTCTGTCTCGAAGTCATATAAGGTTTCTTCTTGTTCACCATAAGTAATTGCAGTTACAGTTGATTCTAAGTCTTGAGTTATATCTCTTTCTTTAGTCCCAAAGGTATGGTTATCATCCTCAAATTTAAGAGCTTCTGGTAATAGGTTATTCATAATTCCTAGACTATCCATAGGTATAGTAACAGTATGCTCAAAGTCCTCAATACTGTACTCAGCATTAATACCAATAGTATTAAGAAATGTTATAAGTCCTTTGATAACGTCTTCGTAATGGTCAGAGGCTACTAAACCTTTTTCCTTAACTATACCATTCATACCTAAGAACCCTAAATAGAATCCTAATTGACTCTCAAAGCTACCTAAGTTATACTTACTTACTTTCTTTTGATTATAATTAAAACCAACATAATAGTTATTAGTAACTACCTTTGACTCAAAATAATCCTTGCCAGGTTCTAATAAGGACTCTTCTTGAGGGACAATTACCTTGTCACCTTCTTTAATAGCCATTAAAGGTTTGAAAGATAACTTATCATCGCTCTTAACTAATACAGGGTGAGTATATGAGCCTGTGATAGAACCATATTTGTGTCTTAAAGTAATAGTCTTTTCTGTTACCTTCTTAAGAGACTTAACTTTACCACCCATAGCAACATCATCACCGACTTTAATATCTTCAACTCGTTTACTTGAACCATCACTCATGTTAATAAGAGTATCCGGTACTAAACATTCATCTGCTATATAGGCAATGATAGAGTCTAAGAAGTCCATAATGAATTTCTTTTTCTTAACTTTGTCTCCAGCCTTTTCACTAACAATAGCATTCCATTGTTGTTGGTAGCCTTTAAACAAGTTACTAACGTCTTTATCAGAACCACAAGTAGCAATTTCATCTTCAAACTTTTCCTTAATACGTTCTTCAACCTTAGTAGTTGGCTTAAAGAATTTAATGAATGATGAGAAGGCTCTATAGGCATTAGGGTTATCTACGAAGTTAGGGGCATACTTGATAGCAATCTTCTTAATGTCTGCTTTCTTACCTGATAACTTAATACCTTCTTCTGGGTCTACCTTAAGAGCAGCTTGTACGCTAGGTAACATAACAACCATGACTTTGGCCATTTTCTTTTTACCAGAGCCATAGTAACCAATATCAATTCCTAAGTGTTCTGATAGTCTATCAATAGCTTGGTTAAATATCTCTGTTGAACCTACAAAGAAGACAATACGTTCACCTTTTTGTAACTTCGGTAATAATTGTTGAATGATACTGGCAGCGACTACAGTTTTACCACTACCAACACCATAGTTAATAATACCATATCCCAAAGCTAGTGCTGAGTATACTGCACGTCTCTGATAAGGTCTAAGTGTAATATCCCCTGCGTTAACTGTAAGAGTATCTGCTAACTTATCAGCATCTACAAAAAGGTTTGGTCGAGCATCGAAACTATCAAAGACCAATCCGTGACTACTTAGTATCTCTGTAACTCTTTGATTTAACCCTGTAGGAAACTGTTGAGTATCCTGGTTATAGAAGGAAATTGAAGGGTCTCCTCCTCTCTTATACTCATAGGAATAAATATAATTTTCTGGCAATACAGATAACTCATCGCTTAAGATACCATTAACTTGCTTTTGTAAGTAACCTTCATTTTCTTCAAAGGTAATTTTCGTGTACGAAGTGTCAATATGAAGTTTCAACTTTATTCTCCTTTAGTCTTTAAGTCTTTAAGTCTTTAATGTTTCTTTTTAAGGTTAACCTTGTGAGTATTATACTTCTTATGTGCCCGTTCTTTAAGAAACGTTTTAGCTTTCTTCTTCTGGTTATTCAAGGTGTCTTCTGGTTCAATTGATACACTAACAAATCCCCCAATGTGAGGAATACGAAAGGACATATCAATGAAGTCCTTATAGAAGTCATTTAAGAAGTTTACAATACTTTCAAATAGTTCCTTGGGTGCCATATCAGAGTCTCTATAAGCTACAATGAAAATAACGATAGTTAAGAATACTATAGATAATACATATGAGATAATTGTGAAGATACTTAATAGTAATCTTCCTAGTAACGTTGGACCTTCCCAACATACAAATCGGTTTTGTTCATCGGTATAAATTGTACGTTTGAACATAAAGAAGTGTTGGTAAATTTTAGCTAAACGTTTACGTCCTGGTTTTGCTTTACGCCATTGATACACCGCTGGCCATATTGCTGGATAGCTTTGTACCTCGTGCATAACAAGAGTTAATAACACTCCTTTGATACCTGCTTGTTCCTTATCTTTTGTAAGGTTTTTAGGCACCTCGTCTACATCACTATAGAAAGTATAACTTTCCATTTGTAAGGCTTCAACGCTTAGCCAACTATTGTTCCTATAGGGAGCATCATCACTAAGTAATTGAAAGTCATAATCATCTGGGTTATCCATAACTTCATTTACAAGGTAAATAAAGGTATTATGAATATCCGACATTTGACGATAACGAACAACACTATCTTTCCCATTAATGAATCGTTTTCTAAATTGACGAGCGACATACTTAATAGACTTACGTTCACTAGCAATTTCTACATTATCGAACATGCACTTAGATCCGTCAAAGAACTCAAGGATTTCCTTTGATAAGGTCTTCATATCGTTTTTGTTTGTATACATTTGTTTCTCCCTAAATTTAAGTGTGTTGGTGCTCTTAATACTAGTATAACAGGTAAGGCCTCTGAAAACAATTTAACAACATTTATAATTATTTTTGATTTACGCTTGCGTTTCAGAATGGTCGTGTGCTATAATGTTAATATAAGTTTTAAACATGTAGACAAAGCCTGAGACGGTATAAGTTTACATGATAATTTAATAGCTTCTTATCAGTCCAAGGAGACAAGCTTGGCTAGGTAATAGCGTAAGGTAACTAGAGTTAAGGTTACTAAAAATAATAAGTAGACAGGGTTATAGCTAATGGCGTTCTCCCAATTCATAAAACGAACGAGTGGTCCATGTTGGTTCTCTTTTGCAGATACATGGATATCTATAAGTGTCTACCAGCTTTAAATGGTGATGAGGTACATGGTGATTCCAAAAGGAATTGGGTGTTACATTGATTTAGTCGAGTCCTTTTTAGGCAGGCTATTATGTGAGTGGCTGTGTTATTCACATAGTTATCAGTAATGGTAACTTTCAAGTAACTCGAAGGAATACTAAAGACGGTCTATTAGACTTTCCATGTAAACTTTCAATAATCAAAAGAGAATATTTGACGACATGACGTTGACCGACTATGCTAACAATTAGTCTGTTCTGTTTAAGTTAAAGATGTTATTATTTCTATAGTTAGTATTCTATTTAATATGTCCTAATAAGACTATAGAGTACTGTACTATGGAATAATATCTTTTCAGAGCAACTCTGTATCCCTCCTAGCTAACTCAAGAAGTCTGGATTGTTAAATTTACTAGAAAGTAAATAACTAGGGTGACTTAAGGAAACTTATTTGAGGTAAAGTACAGGATACTTATAAGAGTCTTCTAGAGGTACATTATATGAATAAACATAATTAACAATATATACTGCATAAATACATATAAACAACAATAGTGAATAAATATAAATAAAAGGTATAAAGATAACACTTCACTAATTACTAGGACTAATCCTCAGTAAGTAAACATCTATAAAAAGAACCTATAGACTTGATTAATCTACAGGTTCTTTTTTAGTATACTTATTTATCTTTATCTTTATCTTTAAGAGTATCCTTTAGTTCCTTTAATTCCTCTTTGAGAGACCTTACTTCTTCCAGTTCCTTATGAAGTCGTTTGGCATCTTGTTGAGCCTGATAACGTACATCCCAATCCTTATTGTCACTTTGTGAAGGAACGTGAATGTAAGCTATTGCTCTCCCTTGTTTGTTATATTGCTTAGCTTGGTAACCCATAGATAATCACCTCATAATTTCTATTCTTGGGTCATGATACATTGTAGAGCCTTAACTCGTGGACGTTCATAGGTATTAGCAGTCTTTAAATCAAGTCTAATCTTGAACTGCTTAGCCCAGTTATTAGTGTTACCCCCAGTAGCTACGGTTTCAGTATACTTAACTTGGGTCCAGTTACCTGCTATTTTAGTTACAGGGTTAGACGTAAAGGTCTTCCATGTAGCTCCCATGTCGGTACTATAACGAGGTACAACTGTAGCAGTAGCAGGGGTAAATTGTGCATAAGACACCGAAAGTGTATTATAAGGAGCCTCTGTCATATCAACATTAAGTCCTAAATAACTACCTGCTAGTCCATGTAAGAATGAACCTAATGATAAATCTTCTAGACTAAGCAAGGGTGAACTATACATAGAAGCTTCAAAGGTAGCCTTCAATTGTAACTTAGTAATAGTTCCATTAAAGTTAATCAATTCGTAGTTAGCCAAAGGTACATACTTTAACGTAGTAATATCAGTAACATTTGAATTAGCACTTGTAATTGCTCTAAAGAACCAGGTAGCACCTGTTTGGTTAGGTGTTAGGTAAGTACTGAACAATGAAAGACTATCAAGTTTAACGTCCATTGGTTGGAATTGAATAGTTGCAGAAGAGTTATAAGTTGCTGCATATAATTTAAACATTAAATCAGAAGTCTGTTGTGGACTCCATGTGTAAGCATTAGAAGAAGTAAACATAACACCAGGTGCATAAGCATTTTGTGCTAAGCTACCTGTACCATTAACTAATACTTGTCCTAATTCTGCATACCACATAGTGTATAAATCATCATTAGCTAAGATAACCACACAATATTGATTATTAGCTTTAAGTCTAATCATATCATCAAAACTAATCTTAGTAGCAACACTAGCATCAGTAGAAACGTTAACTTCATCAGGTGTTAAAATCTGTTTACCATAGATAGTTTCATTAGGGAAACCTGAGTCCATGCCTCGAATTTGAATAGTGACATTTTCAGTCTTAGATTTAGAAGCAAAGAAGAGGTCAATTGAAGTCATGTTATAGTCATTAGTTGGTACAAATGATTGTGCCAATGGGTCGGTAAAGTGAGATGTAACATAAGTTTTAAAGATGATATCTTCGATAGTTCGTTTATTACCTTGTGCTTGATAAGGCGCTTCGGAAGAGTCTGTATCATTAGTAAAGACAACTTCACGGATACCACATTCAACACCCGCAGGTAACGTAAAGGAACCTTGGAAGTTACCACTAGCATCAACTTGAACTTGACCGTTAGTATCAGCAGGTTTAAATCCGGATCCACTTACAATAGGACAGCGGATACCATTAAAAGTAATGTAATAGTGTAATGAGTTAGGGGTCATATCATGGACTGTAAATGACACATCACGAACACGAATGAACTGTTCCATAGTATCAATAGTACGTTGACCACCAGCACTAATAGTTACACCTTGTAAGTTATCTATATCATTATTTTGTTGGTTCTGGAATTTTTCCCAACCACCAGAAACATTAGTAGTAGCATTAGTAGCCCCGTTAGTATTCCATTGAGCATTCTTAACGTACCAAGCAGCATCATCAGAGTTAATCCAACCTCCATGGAACCACCAACGGTCTAAGTAGATTGACTTATACTTAATTTCAGTAACTGTAACATTTTCAGTATCAATCCAGTTATCAGAAGCAGGGCTAAGCGTTAATTTACCTTCATGAACTTGGTCATAGGGGTTAACATTAATAGTACTTGTTGCTTGTAACTGACTAATAACAGCTTGTTCCGTAAAGGGAGCAGTGATTAAGTTACCTGTCAGGTTCATGTTAGAAGCACTAAGGTCTAGTTTTGGTGTAATATCATCTTGTGATTCATAAGGTAATGTCAATGAGGCATCATCAAAACTCATTGCAGTAGTAAACTCTTTATTCATAGCATCAGCTTTATCTAAACTAATGAAACCATCTGAGAATACTCCACGTAGAGCAGTAGCATCAACCGCAGTATATGCAGCTTTATCTAACATGTTGATTGCTTCGTTATATTCAATATTAGTAACTCGTTGTTTCAATCGTCCTAAGTCACTCATAGTTAAGCTGGTAGTAACGTAAACGTTAGCATCACTATTAACAGAGTTAGGGTAGATACTTACATAACCAATTTCAAGTACATCTGGGTCTACTAGACTAGGTGCATGTACATCAGCTAGGTTATTAGGTTGACCAATATGAACTGTAAAGTTACCATCTTGTGCTAAGGTAACTAAATCTTTACGGAATAAGTAGTAAGTATAGGTTGCTTGAATAAGTCCTTTTTCTACTAATACTCCACCAGTAGCATCCCCTGCAGCAGAAATAATAGCAGAACCTGTAAAGTCAATAGAGGCAACTGCATTGTCTCCTTTACCCTTAACAATTTTATAGTCCGTTCCTACTACGAGCACTTTTGTGTACACGTAAGTAACTCGATAAGAAGTACCTGCAGTAGGGTATGAACCTGCTTCCTTCCAGGTGATAGAGTTATGGTCATAGGTATAATTTATATCTTCTTCATAGGTAATTTGAGTTGAACCTTCGGTAAACACTTTTTCAATAGTTTGGATATTGTTATCTGCTAAAGTATCTGTTCCACCGACAGTAGCCCCCCTGGTAACCGTAGCAGTCTTACGAACAGAACCTGTAACAACTGTTACATCTTTAACATTAGGGAACGTTAATGGATATACTAGGACACCCTTCTTGTAGTAGCTACCTTCTGATTGTTCTGTAGCAGTAGTCAAGGACTTATCTACAGTTAAACGAGTAGCATACTTTTTACGAATAGGGTAACCTTTAACATAGGCAATACCTGAGTCTACTACGATATCTAGTTTATCTGAGTTGTCTGCGTTTTGTTCAGTGTGTAAAGCAAAACCATTAGTACCTGAACGGAAACTACCATTGGTATCGAAACTAGTTGTAGCAATCATATCTTGAACCTTAGTAAGTTCAGTAGAAGGAGTATTATTAACTAGGATACCATTACGGAAGTCATAGACCTTAGCAGAAGATGAATCGTTAGCTACTAAGGTAACTGTTTCTTCTAGACGGTCTGCACCAAGTGATTGGAAAGCAGGTGTTCCAGAAGCGTTATTTAGTAACGTAGGGTCATCATCTGCTGTGATAATTTTTTGGTCTAATTTAACACCGATAGTTTCCATACCAACACCTGTAATAGTTACAGATTGACTAGTAAAGGAACGTCTCATACCTGCTAGATAAACAGCTCCGTCTTCAACAGTAATTACGTTACCATCTTGTGTGAAGCCCATACCACTTTGGCGGTCTCCATCGGTCATAACACTATCACCTACACCTTTAATAGCATAGTGTAATTGTGATTGTAATTCATTTAATTCTCCGCCACCTAGTTGTCTATCAATATTGAATAGAACTTGTGTGCGTTGTTGGTTTGCATTAAAGCGGTCATAATAGGGAGCTTTAGAAAAGTCAATAGTTGACAAGTTTAGTTCCACCTTTCAGTAAATATTCATTAAGCTATTAGGAACTCGATTGGAACGATAAAGCTTAAGGTAACTTGTGAGTTATCTTGTGGGTAAATAGGAGAAATGTTGGCATACTCAATCATTGTACCTTGAGAGGCAATTTCCGTAGGTTTAAGCAATTGTTTGTACTCCGAGGCAGAAAGACCTACAAAGACTCCATACTGTCTAAAACCGTCTTTAAGAGCCTTATTTGAGGTAGTGTCTGTATTATCAAATACAGTACTGTAATAAACAGCATCTGGAAGGTTAGTTGCACTCAAATCTTCTTGTGCCATAATTTTATATGAAGCACCTTGGAAGGTAATATCTGGTGTTACTGTTTTATCTGTAATTATCTTTACAGGAACTGCTCTAGAAGCTTGTAAGTAATATTGAATATCTTGCAAACTATTGGTTGTTGGTTGTTCCTGGTCTGGACTTGACTCATCCGTCCAGGGACTCGTTTTACCAACCCCTAGATAAATTTGGGTTGGGTTCGATATTAAATATTTATATAGTAAATTCTTCAAATTATTAGTTGGTGTTGCCATTTTTCAACCTGCTTTCATTGGTTTTTCAATAGTAATCTAGTGTAAAACAGAATATATCAAAAAAGACACAACTTAATGTGTCTTTTCTTTAAGATTCATACACTTATTAATCTAGGACTACTTCTTTCTAGATTTTTTCTTTTAAGATTTTGGAGCAACTATAACCTCACTATTACCACTAACCCCAATAGTACTATCTAAGATATTTTCTCCAGTAGAACTATCTTCTGACCATTGACCTGATAAGTATAAATAAATGTTACTAATAGTATCTGTAGAGTTACTTAGATAGTTAATCCCACCTTCTTGATAAGTTGTAGCAACTGAACCTTTTTCTAATTGGACTTCCGCAAAAAGGACATCTGCGTGACTACCATTATTAGTACCTTTGTTATCTATACGAATATAGGCTTCATTAAAATCTTTAGGAGTAGTAAAGGTAGCCTTTAATCGTACAGCCTTAGATGGATTGGGTTTAAATAGACCCATAGCTACAACAACACCTTGAGGGCTATCGTAATCTTCACTACTTCCCGTCTTTCTTCCTAATACATAAATCATTTCATTGCTAACGTTAGCACTACCAAAATTAATCAGGGAAAGGGTATAGGTAGTTTCAGGTTCTATTTTAAACCTACTTGACTTAGCATAAGTTTCCGTGGTTCCAGTATTACTTAAGTTCCATAATTGTTCGGTTCCTTGATAATAAACATGTGTTGCTTTTTTTAAACTACCTGTTCCATTCGACAAAGTCCATGCGGTATTATCTACTAAGTTTGGTGAACCTGTTTCT